GAAAAATCCTGGGTCTCGACCTGACTCCCGAGGTGCTTTGGGAACTTACGCCGTGGAGCTGGGCTGTCGATTGGTTTTCCAACGTTGGCGATGTTATTCACAACGCCAGCGCATGGGCCAATGATGGTCTGGTTTTGAAGTATGGGTACATTATGGAGCATTCTATTGTCTCCGATACCTATACTTACGTAGGGCCGTCGAACCTTGTAAATAGGTCCTCGGCAATACGTCCTCCCGTTCTGAAATTGGTTTCTGCAGCCAAAATTAGACGGGCAGCTAACCACTTCGGGTTTGGGCTTACTATGGACAGTTTATATTTTGTCCAAAAGTCCATTCTTGCCGCTCTCGGTTTAACCCGGTTGCGGTAAGAGATGTACTCTTATGCGTCAAACGCCAAATGGGGCTCAAGACCTGAGCCCTAGGAGTGATGCCTATGGCACTCGCTGATCCCCAGTCCATTACGATTAGTGGGTCGACGATTCCCCTGCCGAGAACTTTCTCGTCAGGCGATGAGTCGGCCTACACGTCCTCTGACGGACTGGTCAAGTTGTCGGTTTCCCATAACCTGGTAAAACAGGGAAGGGCCCGGCGACTCTTGCGGATCGACCACTCGAAGGTGGCCTCGGATCCGTTTAAGCCATCGGAGAACGTCAAAGTGAACATGGCAAACTATGTCGTGTTCGACGTTCCTCCGGCGGGGTATACGAATACCGAGATCCTTGCGGTGTATACGGGGTTTAAGACCCTGTTTACCGCAACTTCGGATGCGGTCATTACCAAGCTACTTGGTGGTGAGTCGTAGAGAGGTTGATGATGATCGGGAAGTAATTCCTGATTATCGTCCTCGCCGTGATGATCCCTCCGACGGAGAATTTAGGGTAACTATAGCAGTCAGCTATAAAACGCTGGCTATTATATTCCTTATCTTCAATGTCGTTGGTCACATCATCGACTCACTTACTGGAGCAGACTTGTCTAGGTACAGCGAAAAGCTGACTAGCTTGTTGCCGTTCTAGTGGTGAGTGGTTAGGCTTCGGTCTACTCTGTGGTTCAGTTGTACCTTCAGTAACAACGATTCGGGGAGATCCCCGAAGAAAGGTAAAGTAATTCACCATTCATCCGGGGAGTATCTCCCCCAACATCTCCAGGAAGCCATGTACGCGGCAAGGTTGGCTAACGCCACCTTTGTGCGTGCGGGCGGAACGGGGATGCGTTTCATCGTCGATGCCAACATCCATGAGGCCTTGGACTCGGATTGCGAAATCCGGATCCTCGACGTCGTTGGGTGCGAGTATTGGACGGCGAAAGAACTGCTGCTACTGTTGGAGGACGACTACCTTATGGAGTCGTACGTCAACTGAAGTGACGTGTTATAGGCTATGGATCTGTTTACCTTCTCATGAGAGGAGGGACAGTGAAAAGCCTTATGTCACTCTGGTCCCATCTAGCGGAGGAATCCGCTAGTATTTGCTACACATGCGCCCATCGCGACATTAATACGGTCGCGATGCGTGTCGAACATGAGGGGTTGTCGTTTTTAAC